AATCATCTGAGCATAACTTTGCGCCGCCGAAGAAAGTGAACTGGCCATGGAACAGGATGGAGCCTGGCGACTTGGTCACAATCGAAGATCAGAGCATGGCGGGGCGAGCGCAAGTTATTTGCCACGTTTACGGCAGGCAGAACAATCGAAAGTTCAAAACAAAAACAATCGACGGCGTGTTGCACGTTTGGCGAATTTCTTGACACCCGCCCCAAGCACGGCTACCTTCCAAACCGTCCCTCCCTTGGGGCGTTCCTCCCTGACCCTTGGCCGGGGCCTCGTGCCCCGGTCCTTTTCGGAGATCCCCCGTGTCGATACGTATTCGCAACATGCTCCGTGAGAGGTTCAACCCTGGCGCCGAATACACCCTGACCTCGGAGCAGGCGCTAGACCTCGTGTGCGAGCTATATGCGCGGCCTCGGTCCCTGGTCTTGAGCCACGACAATACCCAAGTGCGCGTGCGCCTCCTGGCCGCCATGGTTGCGGTCGTGCACACTGACGAGCCCTTCCATCTCATTAGCGCGACTTTTGAACGGCGGGACGAGAAATCCATTTACCGTTGGATGCGCAACCTTGCGCGGATGATCAAGCACACCGAATTCGTGTCCGAGTTCCGCTACATCCAATCCCAGATTGGGCTTGCGTCCCCAAAGCCCGTCGCAGGCCCCGAGCCCTTCAAGCGCTTGATCCGCCCGCCGCGGGTGTTGCCTCCCGATCATCCCTTGACGCCAGAACGGCGCGCGTGCCATAGAATGACCGTTGCGTATGCATCGGCCCTGTATAGGGCTCACGGAGAGCATAAGAGGTGGGAGTGAGTAGCAATTTTCCCTTATATAAAACGATTTCTACGGATGACCTGATACCCTATGCCCGCAACTCCCGCACCCATAGCGAGGCGCAGGTAGCCAAGATTGCGGCATCAATCCGCGAATTTGGTTTTTTGAATCCCATCATTACCGACGGCGCGAATGGTATCGTCGCAGGGCATGGCCGCGTGCTGGCGGCTCAAAAGCTCGGCCTTGAATCACTCCCGTGCATCGAGGCGGGACACCTTACGGACGCGCAGCGCCGGGCATACGTCATCGCCGATAACCGCCTGGCGCTTGATGCCGGATGGGATAGCGAACTGTTGCGGGTCGAATTGCAGGATCTCAATGGGCAGGGGTTTGATCTTAGCCTGACCGGTTTTGAGCTAGATGAGCTAGGCGCTTTCCTAAACGAGCCTGAGACAACAGAGGGCCTGACCGACGAGGACGCGGTGCCGGAAGCATCAGAGCAGCCCGTCACCGTCGAGGGCGATGTGTGGCTTTTGGGGCGGCACCGGCTAATGTGTGGGGATAGCACCAGCATCGACGCGGTGGAGCGGCTGATGGATGGGCGGAAGGCGGATATGGTTTTCACTGATCCGCCGTATGGAATTGATTTTGCGCCACAGCGAGGGACGCATAATAAAATTCTGAATGATGCGCTTGATGGGCAAGAATTTGATGGCTTCCTTGATGCGGTCTTTGGCTGCGCTTACGCGGCGATGAAGCCTGATACTTACGCTTTTGTGTGGACTGGCTGGCCGAAAATTGGATCGTTTGAGCGCTCGCTGCAAAAAGTGTTCAAAATACAAGCGATGCACATTTGGGTAAAAAACAATTTTGGCATTGGCTACTATTCGCGTCCAAAGCATGAGCCGTTTTACCTTTGCCTGAACGGCAAGCCCGTTTATCCGGCCAATGCTCCTGCCGATGTATGGGAGGCGAAGAAGGTCCACAAAACTGTTCACAGTTGTGAAAAGCCGGTCGACCTGATTGTGGATATACTGGACACCTATCACAAGAACAGCACAGTCCTTGATCTTTTCGGCGGCAGCGGATCAACCCTGATCGCCTGCGAAAAGACAGCCCGCGACTGCCGCATGATGGAGCTAGACCCCAAATATTGCGACGTGATCATCAAGCGCTGGCAGGACTTCACCGGCAAGGCCGCAATCCATGAGGAAAGCGGAAAGACTTATCAGGAATTAAGCAATGCCACGCAAGCCGCATGAACCGACGGCAGAACAACGCCAGCTAGTACAGCTCCACGCGACGGTCGGAACGACTCAGGACCAGATCGCGTCGATCATTGGCATTGATAAAAAGACGCTCCGCAAGCATTACCGGGACGAGCTAGACCTTGCACTAGCCAAGGCAAACGCCACAATCGGCGGGGCGCTTTTCAACAAGGCCAAGGCTGGCGACACCGCCGCAATGATCTTTTGGATGAAGACGCAAGCCCGCTGGCGTGAACGGCATGAGCATGACTTCACATCCTCTGACGGCAGCATGAGCCCCCGTGAAATCGTCATTAAAGCACCAGGCAGCGATTGAGCTTCCGCCGCGCCTCATTCCCGTATTCGCACCCCCGCGCGGATCCGTAAGGTATCGGGGCGCATATGGCGGTCGCGGGTCTGGCAAGTCGTATTCCTTCGCCCTCATGGCCGCCGTGTTCGGGTATCAATCCCCGTTGCGCATCCTTTGCACGCGGGAATTCCAGGCCAGTATCCGCGAAAGCTTCCACGCTGAGTTAAGGGCCGCCATCGAGGCGCACCCGTGGCTGGCGCATCATTACGACGTGGGCGTTGAATACATACGCGGGCGCAACGGCACTGAGTTTTTCTTTCGGGGTTTGCGGAACTCGATGAACGCCATCAAGTCCTTGGCGCATGTTGACCTCACAATCGTTGAGGAGGCCGAGGACGTCCCCGAAGGCTCGTGGCAAGCTTTGCTTCCTACGGTCATGCGCCAGCCCGGCTCTGAGGTTTGGGCGATATGGAACCCGCGCACGGAGAACTCGCCTGCAGACAAGAGATTCCGCAAGCAACCGCCGCCGGATGCTGTCATCACGCAGCTAAACTGGGACGACAATCCGTTCCTCCCGACCGCACTGGATGAATTGCGCCGGGATGAACAAGCGCGGCTCGATCCGGCCACATACGCGCACGTATGGGAGGGGGCATATCTTACCAATTCCAACGCGCAGGTATTTGCAAACAGATACGCAATCGAGCCCTTCGAGCCTGGGCGAGACTGGGACGGACCCTATCAAGGCGGTGACTTTGGATTTGCGCAGGATCCGACCGCAGCCGTGCGGGTATGGGTGCACGACCAGTGCTTGTGGATCGAGCATGAGGCGCACAAGGTCGGCTTGGAGCTTGACCATACCGCCGGGTTCATGTGCGAGGCTATCCCCGACTTCGCCCGCTACGTGACGCGTTGGGATAGCGCGCGGCCTGAAAGCATATCCTTCCTGAAGCGGCACGGCTTGCCCCTAACGGAAGCGGTCAAAAAGTGGCCGGGCAGCGTGCAAGATGGGATTGGTTTTCTTCGGTCCTTCCGCCGTATCGTGGTGCACCCGCGATGCCGGGAAGTCACGCGAGAGTTCCGTCTGTATTCCTACAAGACCGATCGGCAGACTGGCGACATCCTCCCGACAATCATCGACGCCCATAACCACTGCCTCGACGCAACCCGCTACGCCATAGGCCCCATGATCAGGCGCAAGGGGCAGCCCCGCGTGCGGGTATTGTAAGTTTCGCGTCTTGTACGATACATGCAACCCACCTTCTAGGGAGATTGAGCCAATATGAGAAACGTGGCGTGCATTGACCTCTTTTGTGGTGCCGGGGGGCTTACCCATGGCCTGCAACGGGAGGGCATCAATGTTGTCGCTGGCGTCGATGTCGAGGAGACCTGCAGATATCCCTTTGAGTTCAATAACTCCGCCGAATTCATCGACGAAGACGTAAGCAAAATTTCCGGCGACCGGCTCAAAGAACTGTACGACGGAAGTGAAATAAGAGTCCTCGCTGGCTGCGCCCCCTGTCAACCGTTCTCCACGTACTCTCAAAGGTACGATGTTCTGAGCAGTCCTCGCTGGGGGCTTCTATATCAATTTGATCGCATTGTGAGGGAGTTGAGGCCGGAAATCGTAGCGATGGAGAACGTTCCAACTGTCGCGAAGCATGTTGTCTTCGACGATTTTTCAGCATCACTCGAAAACCAGGGTTACTTCGTCCATAGAGGCGTAATCGACTGTACGAGGCATGGGCTTCCCCAAGCGCGAAAACGCATGGTCTTGCTCGCGTCGAGGCTCGGGCTGATCAGTGTAATCAAGCCAGATGCGCAGAAGGCCCGAACGGTGCGAGAGGCTATTGCGGGGCTTCCAACACTTTCCCACGGCGAGAGCCACCCTGCAGACTCACTCCATACTGCCTCAAGGTTGTCTCCGCTGAACGTCGAACGCATTCGTGCCTCAAAGCCGGGCGGGACTTGGCGAGACTGGCCGGTACACCTCGTTGCTGACTGCCATCGAAAAGAAAGCGGGAGAACCTATCCGGGCGTCTACGGCCGCATGCAATGGGACGCACCCTCCCCCACCCTGACGACCCAATACTATGGGTTCGGGAACGGCAGGTTCGGTCATCCCGATCAGGATCGGGCAATCTCACTTAGAGAGGGCGCAATCTTGCAGGGCTTCCCAATGTCTTATTCCTTTGTTCCCGATGGCGGCTCGATCCATTTTAAGACGCTCGGGCGCATGATTGGAAATGCCGTGCCGGTTACGCTTGGAGAAGTAATCGGCCGGAGCATCAACAAGCACTTGGCGGAAATGCATCAGCCCCGCGTGAGGGTCTTGTAAGGGCAACCCCTTGTGTGATACATGCAACCAATCACCCAAATGAAGGGCGCACCTCATGGCACAAAATACGACCGTCGATGTCCCGGCAGCGACTTGGACGCAGCTGACCGACGCGGACATATCATCCATAACCTTCCAAAATCTCGGCGGTAATTATTGCCTCATCAAAGGCACGACCGACACAAGCGCCCCGACCACGACCGCAGGTGCAATCCGCTACAATCCGGGCCAGGGCGAGCGGAACGTGACCATGAGCGATCTATTCCCGGGGGTTAGCGGCGTTGATCGGCTCTGGGCCTATGCCGCCGATGCGACAGCCGTGATGGTTTCTCATGCGTGAGATTAGGTCACCGCTTGACGGTATCCTGAGCCCTTTCGCGGCGCGCGCTGGCGTCGATGCATACGCCGTGCAAGGCTTGTCGCCTTTGCTGGTCGCCGACTTCACCAGCCCTTACTACCGCAAGGCGGGAAGCACTAGCACCTTCGACAGCACCTTCACGCATAGCCGTGCTGGCAATGCGACCATGGTGGACAGCGACGGCCTGATCAAGTGGGCTCCGCATAATCTAGCCCTGAACAGCGCCGCACCAGCCACGCAATCGATCACAGTTGTCAGCGGCGCGGATTATACCGTGGAAATCACGGGATCAGGAAGCGTTGCACTAACAGGCGCGGGCACTGGAACCGTAACGGCGGGCAATCCGGTCGAGATAACCGCAAGCACCACCACGCTAACACTGACCGTCACGGGCACGCCCTCGACCATGTGGGCTTACCGCTCCGACCTCGGCGGCATGGTCAACAACCCCGACACCGGCACTTCCTACGTCCCCACGACATCCGCCGCCGTCTATCAAGCACGGCGCAACCACTACACCTACAACGGCACATCCTGGGTGAACTCGGGCCTCCTGCTGGAGACTGAGGCGCGGACGAATTTGATTCAGTATTCGGAGGATTTCACCACATCATGGATTCCCAATCGTTTGACTCCGGTTGCTGACGAAACAGGCCCGGATGGTCTATCGAACTCAGCACACACATTAACCGACACTAACACTGGCGGCACTAATAGCAGTTCAATCCGGCTATCATCGACTGTAGCTACCAACTTGGCCTACACTTTTTCTATTTTTGCGAAAGCGGACGCATTGAGCTGGATAAAATTGGCGGCTCAGTTCTTTACCACTCCAGCGGATGGCGGCGCTTGGTTTAATTTAAGCACGGGGGCAAAAGGCACGGAAGAGACAGGATTTACTGCAACCATAAATGACGCGGGCGATGGCTGGCATAGATGCAGCATTACATTCACAACGGATGCATCAGATACGTCAGGTTTTTTATATGTATACATCTGCGGATCAGATAACAGCATAATCGTTGACCAAGATGGCACCTCTAGCATTCTAATTTACGGCGCACAACTCGAAGCAGGCGCAACCCCCTCATCCTACATGCCGACTGCAGGCGTAACCTTCACCCGCCCCACCGAGTCCCTACAGATCGCCGCCGCCGATATGCCGTGGCCGACGCCTAATGTGATCGGGGCGGAGTTGGTGACGAATGGGGAGTTCGAGACGGGTACTACTGGGTGGACCGGAGTAAGTAGCAATCTATCGATTGTGTCAGAACGGCTCCGAGTTACATCTACTTCGGGCAGTAGTTACGCACGGCTGGACGGTTTCGCTGTTGAAGTGGGAAAGGTATATTATGTTTCTGCTGACGTATCAAATATTGGCGGCACCAAGGCGCAGCTTTGGGTCGGTTCTGGCTATGGCCTCGCTAACTGGTTGCTTATAGACAATCTGACGACCGATTCAACCGTGACTGGCGTATTTACGGCGACTACCACCACTGCGTATTTAGAGCTTGTCGGGAACACAAGTGCAGGCCAGTCAACAGATTGGGACAACGTATCCGTCCGCGAAATCGACCCGCTGTCCGTCTCGCTGCAAATGCAGGGGAAGATTACGTATGTGGACGATGGCGACAACGCCACGGCCACTATGATCAGATGGCAAACTGGCGGTCAGTATGTTCAAATGCGGCTCCGCACAGACAGCACACGAACGGGTGCTGCCTATGCAATTATGAACAACGGAATTGCCACACTTGGACAGGATACGAATGGCGCTGTTGCTGATCTGTCCCCAGGCGTTCTTGTGCCACTTAATACAGCGAGTAGGTTCGGGAGTACGTTCTTAAACGTTGCGATGGATGGAGTTTCCGCTACAGCTCTCACAACCCCGACAGCACTGCCCGACCTGTCCGCGACCGACTTCAGCCTCGGGTACGACTATATGGGGACCATAGGCCTTTTCAGGGCCTGGAACGTTGACATTGGAGATGCCGGCATCGAGGACGCAACGTCATGAGCTGGGAAATTGATCCCGACACCGGGTATTTGATGGTTGACGGTCAACGGGCATACGCGGCGATGCGTGGGGGTGTTCTGCACTGCATGGTGCGGGCTACTGATCAGGCGACCTTTTGGCAGCAAGCGCAGTTGGTCGGTTTGGTTCAACACCAGAACCCTGGCGCACCGGCTATCACAGACCCTGAGACGGGCGAGGAGATCACACCAGCGGTGCCGCCATCCGGCCCGCTTCGCCCCGTGCGCGGCGTCACTATCACTGAGATTGGCCCATACGTCATCACGCCGGGAACCTACGATCAGGACGGCAACGAGATCACAGCGCCCGTGCTTGACAATCGATGGCACGTCAACTTCTGGCTCGACAACATCTTGGTCAATCTTGGCAATTGGGAAGCCTTCGCCCTGACCTGGACGGCCAACGGCCAGCCGGTTGATCCGATGAAAGATGAAGAGGCCATCCACCATGCAGGCATCGAGCTGATCGACCCGAACACGGTCAAGTCGCCCTCTAATATGTTGTTATAAATCATGAAACTTCCACGCCTCTTTCGTCGAACCGATCCGCCGCCGCAAATCAAGGAAAGCGCGGTCGGTTCCGCCCTGGTCATGACACCGGGTCAGCCTGTCTGGTCCGGGCGTGATTATGCGGCGTTCGCGGAAGAGGCGTATCGGCGCAATGTGGTCGCCTACCAGGCAATCAATCGCATCGCCGATGCGGTCGCCAGCGTGAAGTGGTGCGCCTTCTCGGGCGATGACGAAATCGAGCGCCACCCGATCCTGGATCTAATCCGGCGGCCAAACCCCGCGCAATCCGGGCCGCAATATATCCGCGCCAAAGTCGGCTACCTCATGATTGCGGGCAATGGTTACGAAGAACGGGTAACGGTTGGAAACCAGGTTCGGGAGCTGTATCAGCTTCGGCCTGATCGCGTGAAGGTAATACCCGCCGCGAATGGTTTTCCTGCGGGCTACATCTATTCCGCCAATAGTAAGGCCGTGCGCTTCCCGGTCGATGATGCGGGCGGGTCGGATCTCCGCCACTTGAAGATGTTCAACCCTAGCAACGACTGGTACGGCATGAGCCCGGTCGAGGCGGGCGCATACGCCATCGATCAGAGCAATGAAGCCATGAAGTGGGTTCAGAGCTTGCTCCAAAACAGCGCCCGCCCTTCTGGCGCACTGACGACCAAGGATGGCGCGGAATTAAGCGACGACAATTTCGCACGGCTCAAAGCACAGATTGAAGAACAGTATTCCGGCGCGATCAATGCCGGGCGGCCCATGCTTCTCGAGGGCGGTCTGTCCTGGGAGCAAATGGGCTTGAGCCCTTCCGACATGGCCTTGTTAGAGACCAAGTTTTCAGCCGCGCGGGACATTTGTCTATGCTTCGGGGTGCCGCCGCAACTGCTAGGTATTCCAGGGGATAACACGTATTCGAATTACCAAGAGGCGCGCCTTTCATTCTGGGAAGACACAGTAATCCCGCTTTTGGATCTAATCGCGGCGGACTGGTCGGCATGGCTCGGAGAGCCTTACGGCATCACGCTGAAACCCGACCTGGAAGATATCCCGGCAATCGTCGATAAGCGGCAGTCCCTATGGGCGATGGCCGATGCAAGTCTTGATCTGACCATCAACGAGCGCCGCGCAATGAAAGGCTATGAACCGATCGAGGGTGGCGACGTGTTGTATGTGTCAATGGGACAAATCCCGCTCACGGATTTGTCACTGCCGATCGAGTCAGACCCGGAAGCGGCACAAAGGATCGCATACGGTGGTGATGGCTCCGAATAGATGGGCCGCACGGCAACAACGGCTTTTCGCGCGCTTGGAGCGCAAAGCATTCCGGCGCGTTCGTGCTGAGATTGTCAGGGCATCAAAAGAGATTATTCGGGTTTATTCCATCACGGGAGAGGTCCACCAAGCGCGGAACCACTTCGCCAATATGGAAGCGATCTACCTTGAGATGTCTCAAAACAGCATCAGCGCGTCTGAGGATGAATTTGCGAAGCAATTCAAGGCGTTAGGGCTTAGGCTTGAAACCAAGCAAGACGCCAACACCTGGGCGACGGAATACATCCAGGGCGAGCTAATGCGCGAGCGCATTGTTGACGTGACCGACACCACGCGGCAGCGCATTGTGCAGGGCGTCTTGGCCGGATACGAACAAGGGCTAGGCCAACGCGGCACGGCCGAAGAGATATTGCGCCGCGTTCCTGAGATGTCGGTTCGCCGGGCCGCGGTCATCGCCAGAACCGAGACGCACGGCGCGGCCAATTACGGGGCGCATAAACAGGCGCAAACGTCTAAATTTCCGCTCAAAAAAGTCTGGCTCGCCGGTGAAGATAACCGCACACGGCGGATCCCGCGCGATGCATTCGATCACTTCGGAAGCGACGGACAGGAAGTCGGACTGAATGATCCGTTCCTGATCCCGACAAAATCAGGCGGCGTCGAGGCGTTGCAATATCCAGGAGACCCGGCGGGAAGTGCAGGTAACATCATAAATTGCAGATGCAGCATGGCGCATCGTATCGATGTTGACATTGACCCTGACGATATTTTCGCTGGTCTTGAGTTGTAAGGGCTTTTGGTCTAAGGGCGCAATTATGCCGGAACCTAACGCAAGCGAAACTGAAGACGAATGGATCGGGCGCTGCATGGGCGACGCCGAAAGCCGCGCGGACTATCCCGACCAGGATCAACGATATGCGGTGTGCGTTTCGAAGTGGGAAGAATCCAAGGCCGAGGGCCATAAGCCGACACAAGCCATGGCCAATGCTGCACGGCGCGCCCTTGAATGGCGGCGCGAATATGGGCGCGGCGGGACTGAGGTCGGGGTTGCACGGGCGCGGAACATTGCGAACCGGGACAATCTATCCGCTGAAACAGTCGCCCGGATGCGGAGTTTCTTCGCACGGCATGGCGTCAATAGGTCAGAGCATTTCGACGCCAAAGAGCCGGACGGCGGGCCGACAGCCTGGCGGATTGCCTGGGACTTGTGGGGAAGCGATGCAGGCCGGGATTGGGCGAACAGAATAGGCGAGCGGGACAAGGGCAGCGAAATGACAATCCAACACAAATCCGTGGCGCTTGATCTCAAACGCGAGCCCGACGACGACGGCATGTTTGAAGGATATGCCAGCGTTTTCGGCGTGGTCGATCAAGGCATGGACGTGGTCGAGCGCGGGGCCTTCGCGAAATCCCTAGGCACCGGGCGTCGCGTTAAGATGCTTTGGCAGCATGACCAGGCGCAACCGATCGGCGTTTTTGATAAAGTCGAGGAAGACGAGCGCGGGCTATATGTTCGCGGGCGATTGCTAAAAGAGGTCGCCAAGGGCCGCGAAGCCATGGCGTTACTCCGTGCGGGCGCGATCGATTCCATGTCAATCGGGTATCGCGTTGTGGACGCCGCGCCGGAAGGTGATGGCATGGTGCGCCGCTTGAAGGAAATCGACCTTCACGAAATATCCCTAGTCACGTTCCCGATGCTTCCTGACGCCAAAGTGACGTCGGTGAAGTCTATCGAGACGGAACGGGACTTTGAGAGATTCCTGCGAGATGCAGGCTTCAGCCGTAAGCAAGCGGTGGCAATCGCCTTGCACGGTTTTAAGTCGCTTAAGACCGAAGCGCGGGAAGCGCCGGACGTGAGCGAGCTAGTGGAAAAAATCGCCAATCTTAGAAAGGCTCTCAGCCATGAGCGATGAAATCAAGGCCGCCGTCGGCGCGGTCGAGCAACTGCACAAGGCTTTTGAGG